ACGCATTTCTGGCTTTGTATAGTTTCCAGCAGCATTGACGCCAGACTTTTTCTTTTTAGTTTTACCGCCCTTACCAAAACGAATAATGTCTAAGTCTTTAGCATCATCACCTGTAGAGGTTCTATTACCCATTAGTTGACTGCCCATCTGGGAACGAGAGATAGCCATTTAACATTTCCACCGTTTTCTTGCTTGCCGTAAGCGACTGTTGGGATCTTTTGCTGCTTTAGGGAACTTCTTCATCTGTCCAGCAGAACGCGCACAAAATGATTTGCGCCGCTTTGCGTCCTTGCTGCCCTTTTTTACCGTCCCCGTTACAGCGGTCTTTAACTTAGAACCGGGGTTGTCCTTGCGATACTTGGCAACACCCTTCTTTGTCATGCCTGCCCCAGACTTTGTGGGACGTTTATGACCACCTTTTATGCTGTGCCCCTTCATAGAGCCTTTCTTTTTCTCAGCCATGACCTACTCATAAAATATTGTAGCGGTTACGTTTGCTGGTAGGGAAGCGTACACTCCATTCTTAGCCAGAATGCCATCGCCCGGTATAATTATATCAACCGTGCTTACAGCTTTTTCATCAACCTCAAGCAAAACTGTACCTGATGCCGCAGAAGCATTATCATAAAAGATGACATCCCCTGACGCACCTGAAGCTGTGTTTACAACCACGCCTCTCAGTCGGCACCTTCGATCTATAAGCGCCGCTGAGGTGTGCGAGTGTGCAGATAATACGTCATTACCAGCCATACCTTACTCCAGTAACAGAGTTATCACTGAACCAGTGCCTGACAGAGCAGACACATAAGCACCATTGTCAGCAAGTATACCATCGTTAGGAAGGAAGACATCGTTCCATCCCGCTGGAAGAGTTAAATCCAACAGAGTGTCTCCTGATGCGGAGCCATTCTTAATGGTAAAGGCTGTGATGTTAGTGGCATACACCAAGACGCCCTGTATTCGACTTCGTGCGGGGCCAACGACCCCTGCACTAAATCCTGATGTTGCGACATTAAATGCCCGTATTTCTTGACCAGCCATCAGTCACCTCCTATTAGATGGTGTTGTTGATGTTCTGGATGTACTCAACAGTAACGTAGCCTTCGCCTGCTGTACCAGCAGAGAAGTCAATGTAAATGTCTACATCAGATGAACCAATATTGGCCCATGTGTCAGTATCCGCTTTTGTACCCGCCGAACCTAGCTTGAATACGTTTGCGGCTGTGCCAGCAGCTAGCGCAGTAAACAAGTTTGTGGAAGTTGCGTTAGTACCCATGCTGATGTTTGCAGCAGTACAAGCCGTTGTAATGTTAATTGTGATCTCAAGGATCTGGCTGTTTGCAGGCAGTCGAATACCTGTCGTTGCCGCTGTTGTAGACTGTGCCCATGTGCCAGTCTGAGCCATCTTAACAAAACCTACGTTTGCAGATGCGCCTTCACGAACGGAACCAGCTTTTACTGGACCAGAAAAAGTAGTAGTACCCATGTCGATCTCCTGTCTGGGTTAGTCAAACACACCATGTGTTTGTCAGGGATACACATATAGTAATAGATATTTAAACAAAAAGAAAGGGGCAACCGAAGCTGCCCCTGAGTTATAAGTAAGGAGAATATATGAAGTACCCGCCTTATAACATACTTTATGCTCCGCGAGAAGCGTACATTCCCAATGGATCTGATACACCAAAGCTGTAACGCTCACGCGCTTTGTAGCGCACGTTACCAGTGTCAAAGTCACCATCCATGCCTGTTTGCATAGCGGTACGGACAAAGTGCTTCATGCCGTTAGGCACATCAGTTGTGATGAAGAAGGCATCATTGTCTGTCAGATAGTGGTTCACCGCATAACCCTCTGGGATAGACCCGTTTGAGTTAAGTGCGTTGATATCATTATCTGCTGTACCAACACGCAGAGTTGTTTCCAACAAGCGAGTTGCAACAAACATTAACGCTGGTGGAATGATTAGCTTACGAGGGCGAGCAGCAATCAACAAACCACGTTCATCAGTGAACGCAGCAATATCAATAACGGCTTGCTCAAGTGAAGTTTCATTCAAGTCAGCGTCAGTTGCAGGGCGGTTAGCGTTAGTAGTGCCCTCAACAGTTGGATGCGCTGTGCTAAACAAAGTAACGCCATCACCTGAGTTAAAGGTGGTGAAGCCTGTGTTCAACAAAGAAGCAGCCTTTGTTTGCTTTGTGTATGCCATACCGCGAGCAAGAGCTTTGGTATAACGAGCAGAAAGCGAATCATACAGATTGTCTTCCATAGCCTCTTCTGTGATAGAAAAGCCCATTGCAACAGTCTCATGGTTGTAACGCGCAGTGAATGATTCCTGTGCGTTATCATAAGAAATTGAAGCACCTTCTGCTTTCACAGGGGCGGCTCCAAAACCTGATAATTTAACTTCCTCTTCAAAGCTACGCTCTGAAGTTTCAGTTTCATAGATCTCAGAATGTTCGTCTTCGTACTTGCCGTACTCCAAACCAAACAATGCATTCAGACCCGGTAGTAGCTCTTTAAGGAGCTGGGCGCGTGAAATAGCCATGATTTAACCTCCTTATAAGCCTACGTTATTGGTCATCTGGTGAGCGCCCGGATTGAACTTTACAAGTACATCTGGGAACGCATCAGCAGCATCTGACACATGTGAAACAATACGGAACGCCGCTGCGGCAGTCTTTACCGTGGCGTCCAATGCAGATGTAGAGTTACCTGTCGTGGTGTTACCAGTTGAGGTAGACTGAACTGCTGCAAAGAATGTATTGCTGCCAATGATTGTTTGCGCTCCTGCACCATCAAGCTGGGCTTGGAATAGTACGTTTGGATCGTCAACAACATATGCCTTAATCGCAGTACTATCGCTGTTTGTACCAGATGGATAATACTGTGCTTGAACACGTTGGCCTGAAGAATTTACATACTCACAACCAACAAAAACGCCGATACCACCAACGCCTGTTGTTCCTGAGATGCTGTTAGATGTCAGGTCTGCACCTGAACCAGTTGCGAGTGCGATGTAACCATCGGCCCCAATGATAACAACTTGCCCGTAAAACAGGTTTGTTGCTTCTCCAGCGGGGTCAATGAGATACTGATTAGTCGCACCAGCATACGGCATTCCGTCTGCGCGACGCACAGGTTTTAAGCCGTAGGGAGCTGCTGTAGTAGCCATTTTCTCATACTCCTAGAGTTTAAGTTACGACAAGCTCCCCAAAGGGGTTACTTGCCAAATGAAGATCGTGTACTCCGCTCTGGATTTAGAACGGGCATACGAGGGTCTGATTGTTTCAGATAGGAATTATCAACCGCTTCCATCTGGCTCTGTGCCATATCTAGCTGCTTCTCAACCCTAGCCTCAACTTTTTCGATGGCGTTTTGACATAACAATAAGCCACCTACCTCAATGCCGTCTTGAAATCTCGAATCAATATCAGACACGATTTGAAGGTTCGGATGCTCCTCTTTACGAACAGGTGTCCAACCTTCACGAAATCTGGAAGAAACGTTCTTGTTATCCGTAGTACCCAAGGTAGAGGTGCGAATCCAGCGATAGCTAATGCCAGCGCGAGGTTCGGGGGTCGGTAACATTGTCGGTCTTTCCCATGACACTTTGCGTTTGACCGCTTCGCGGTCATCATTACTGCGTGAGGTTCTGTTACTCATTTGGATTGATCCTTCAACATTTGCGCCACATATTGCTCATTCGAGATACCAAGCCGCTTGGCGAGAGAGGCTTGCGTCGAGGTTAATCGCACTGTGCGTGGCTTTTTTGTCGATCTTGACGGTGCGGCGACCACGGAACCGGCCTGACGTTGGGGTGCTTCTTCCTCTATTTGCCCACCGTCAAACTTATCTGGAAAGGCTTTTTTCATAGCCTTGTCTATTTCATCATAATAAGAATCGCTTCTCGGATCAATCCCTGATTGTACAAGCTTTTGATGTACCCCATATGCAAAGCCTGTCATCTCAGGAGTTTCAGGATTCTCAAACCAAGTGTTCTTCTTCCCCCACTCAAGAGCTTTTGCATCGAGTGTATTAGCTTGCGGGGTAGGTTGAGCATACTGTGGCTGCGGCGGTGGCGCAGTTCTAACCTGTGGTTTATAGTTATTTACCCTGTCAGACTCTACCTTCAAGGTCGTTAGCTGCTCTTGCGCAGCTATTAAAGCGTCAGGATCTCCTGACTCATATGCAGCTTTATATGCAGATTTAGCCTTATCTAACTGCGCTTCGATGCGCCCTTTAGCCTGCCCAATAAGGGTTTCTTCACCCGCATCAAGATTTTTTCGTAGCTGTTCGTTTTCAGATCTAATCTG